GACTTTATCCTAAATGGAATGGGCCAGCACTGTTTCGCCGACGTTCAGAAGTCTCTCCTTCTGCTTGGGCACTTGTTTATCAGCAGCAGGATGTCCAGGAAGATTCTATTTTCCCCCCTGCTTGTGTCCAAGGTTCAGTCAACAGGATGCGCAAACGCGGCAAACTAAAGCCAGGCACACCAGGACATCCTGCTGAGCAGGGTCAGTGGTACACCATCATGGGTCTTGACCCAGCGATGAGCGGTAACACTGCAGCGGTAATCATGACAGTTGACCGCCAAACTCGCAAGAGATATATTTTAGATGTCGAGAACATGCAGGAGCCAACTCCGCAGAAGATTCAGTCTTTGATTGAGGCATGGTGCGAGAAGTATCGCCCTCAGGAACTGCGTATCGAAATCAATGCGCATCAAAAGGCTTACGCCTTAGATGAGACACTACGTAGTTACCTAGCCTCGGCGGGGGTCAAATTTTCAAGCCAGTTTACTGGTAAGAATAAATGGGACACATCATTCGGTGTGGCTGCTATGTCAGGGCTTTTTGGGTCTATGCGTGGCACTTCATTCAATCACGACAACCTGATGGAACTTCCTTCTCAGGACGGTTCAGAAGGCATCAAGGCACTTATCCAGCAATTGATTACCTGGAAGCCTGATACCAAAGGTAAGACAGACTGCGTTATGGCTCTATGGTTCTGTGAACTACGGGCAAGAGAAGTTATCGGAACTACAAGAATCACCCAGAGCCACATTCCAAATAAATGGGCTACACCTCGCCAGAGTGCTACACGGTACATGGTTAACGTAAACGATTACGAATTTGGCGAATACGAATAGGACAACAATGGCAGACATCAAGACTATTGCACGGCGTGTAGACGCCATGAAGCATCGTGCTGCAGAGCGCGACAGCAACATGGCTAACATCCTGTCTGTGCGTAAGGGACGTATGGCAGAGGTATTCCCTGACATGTTCCCTACAGACATGCCTAATGCCATGGTTGCGAACTTTGTAGATGTTGCAGCACGTGACTTGGCTGAGGTGCTAGCACCGCTACCATCAATCAACTGCTCTACAACTAACATTACCTCTGACCGTGCTCGTTCTTTTGCTGACAAGCGCAGCATGATTGCCAACAACTATGTTTATCATTCACGTCTGCAGACCCAGATGTATGGTGGCGCAGACCAGTACTTCTCCTATGGTTTCCTACCAATCCACGTCGAGGCTGACTGGGATGCAAAACTCCCACGTATTCGCGTCGAAGACCCAACTGGTGTCTACTATGAGCGTGACCGCTTTAGTCGCCTTGTTGCTTATGCTAAGCGCTACAACAAGACAATCGGAGAACTCGTCAATGAGTTCCCAGAGTATGACCGCGCTATTCTTGGTCAGTTCGGATACGACCAGAATCTAAACGCTGAGGTTGAGATTATCCGCTACATGGATAAGAACGATATTATCCTTTACGTTCCCTCACGCAAAAACTTAGTTTTATCACAGGCTAAAAACCCACTTGGCAAGATGACAGTGTATATCGCTGAACGTCCATCTATCGATGGCTTGCCACGCGGACAGTTTGATGATGTGCTCTTTGTACAACTTGCTCGTGCACGTTTTGCTAACCTCGCTATGGAAGCGGCTGAAAAGTCAATCCAAGCGCCTCTCGTAGTACCTGATGATGTTATCGACCTTCCTATGGGTCCTGATGCAATCATTCGTACTAACCAACCCAATGGTGTTGGGCGTGTCCGTTTGGACATTCCCGCTGCTACTTTCCAGGAGCAATCAGCCCTCCAATCTGAATTGCGTTTAGGTGCTCGATATCCTGAGGGTAGAACTGGAAACATTGACGCTAGTGTAATCACTGGTCAAGGTGTCCAGGCACTTCTTGGTGCTTTCGATTCTCAGATTAAGGCTGGTCAAACAGTCCTTGCTGAGATTCTTGAAGATGTCATCAAGATGTGCTTTGAAATGGATGAACTCCTTTTCAATAGCGAAAAGAGCGTTAAAGGTGTTGCACAAGGTACGCCGTACGAGTTAAAGTATATGCCAAGCAAGGACATTAAGGGCGACACTTCGGTAGAAGTCCGATATGGCTTGATGGCTGGATTAGACCCTTCACGTGCACTCATCTTCTCTCTCCAAGCGCTAGGCGCAGATTTAGTATCTAAAGACTTTATTCGTCGTGAACTACCATGGGCTGTTAATGTCACAATGGAAGAACAACGAATTGAGATTGAAAAGATGCGCGATAATCTCACTGCAGCAATTACTGCAAGCGCACAAGCAATACCTGCTATGGCCGCACAAGGCCAAGACCCATCTAAACTAATCCAGAATATTGCTGACGTTATTGAACGTCGTCGTAAAGGGGATAGTATCGAGGCTGCTGCGTTGGCAGTGTTCAGTCCGAAAGAGCCTGAACAACCGATGCAGCCAGAGATGGCTCCGCCAGGCACACAAGGCCCAGTTGAGCAAGCGCCCCCGTCCCCAGCGGCTCCTGGACAACCTTCTGGCGGAGCCCCTCAACAACAGGGAGCACCAGCAGATTTAGCAACAATGTTAGCAGGCTTAGGAGGATAACGTGGCTACTCGAAAGAAAAAAGTCGAGACAGTAGATACTAACGAATACAATCGTTTGGAAATGTACTGCATCTGGCTTAACGAGTACTACACCTCACTGCTAAGAGCGGGTTTTAAACACGATGTAGCGTTAGCGCTAATTATCGATAAGGATTCATATCCTGACTGGGTTGAGTGGAAACTACCAACCAACACTGATATTGCAAAATACATGGATGAAGACGAGGACTAATAATGGCTGTTAATGAAAAAGTTTCAGGGGTTGGTGCAAACTCCAGCCGTACTGACAAAAATCTTACAGCCCGTGTACAGCGTGTAGTCAATGATGCAAAGATTCAAAATGCTCCTGGAGGCTCATACTCTGAGCGTTCTAATCTAGAAAGCCTTGCACAAGGTGCATCTACTGATGTAGCAACATCTTTGCCAGTAAATGCTCCTGCTATGGGCAGTATCCCTGTAAATACAACCAACGTTTTTGCTCCTGGAAGCCAAGAACTACCATTATCACATGGTGCAAAAGGTGGTCCTGGTGCTGATGATTCAATCCAGCAAATCCCAGTAGACGCAGTTGACCAAAGTTCTTTACTTGCTCGTGCTTTGCTACAGCAAAACCCTTCATCTCGTCACCTATTAATGATGGTGGAAGCATTTAACGAAATGGAATCATAAATGGCTAATGTAAATGAAGCCATTAAAGGGTATCTATCAGATACTCGTACTCCATTACAGCAGATGCTTGACTATAAAAAAGCAGGCTTGCGTGGTAGCGAGTTAGATAACTTTAATAACATCCTTAAGAAGTATCCTGGCATAAGCAAAGACCTTGTTATGTCAATGGTGGGCCAAGGGCTTACTGCAGATACACCAGGATTGAACAAGATTACTACCATTGATGGTATCGCTGCACTCAAGGCTGATTCATTTAAAGTAGATAAGATTAAGAGCCAGGTAAAGCCTAAGCGCGGAATCCTTGGTTCTATTGAGTCTGCATTTAAAGAGGCTGTATATGACCCTTTCAAAGGTGCTACTCGTTTAATATTTGCTGGACTTCGTTCACCTTATGACATGGCAACTACACTGGGACGTGACGTTACTGGCATGCTACGTGGAGAAGAAGGTTCCAGCGCTGAATTTGTTAAAAGTTTAAGCCAAGGAATCCTAGGAGAGAGTACAACTCTCGGTCAAGTATTGCGTAATGCAAACAACGGCACAGGTTCTGGCTTCTTCGTATCACCTGAAAGCAAAATTGGTAAGGCTCAAGCCAAGGAAATGGCTCAGTTTGGTCTTATCAATGGTAAGTCTTACACATTGGGACGCGGTATTTTTAGTGGCGTAGGTATGAATCCTAATGGAAACGCCTATAAAGTTATGTCAGGTATTGTGGATGCAACCCTTAACGTGGCTGCAGACCCATCAACATGGTTTGGACCTGGCGCTGTAGGCAAGATTATTAGCCAAGGGCAGAAAGCAACTAAGTTAGCAGAAGAAGTTGCACCCTATACTAAGTCATATTTTGATAATCTTAGCAAAGAAGCAATTGATGACCTTGAAAAAAGCGGTCAAATTCTTCGTGATAAGCAAACTAAGAAGATTTCTAGCCCATACAAGCGTATTGCTAATCAGTATAAGGCTAAAGAGCAAGAGATTATTGCTACAGAGAAGGCTATTGTCAATAAAGAAGTTGAAACAGCCAAGAAACTGCTTAACTTTGAGACTAACAAGTGGATGCGCTGGGCAAATGAGCCTGGAGATACCGCTGTAAAGCAAACTCTTTCTAATAAGTCTATTGCAGAGTGGTTTGTAAGCAATCCTAAGACTCAAACAGGTGAACTTACACAGGCTATGGACCTGCTTTCAGCAGATATGAAAAACACTGGCGGCTTCTTTGATGGTCACATTATCCTTGATGAAGTGCCTCAATATGGCAAAATCAGCGTTGGTGCTCATGGTCTAGACGAGTATGTAGTCACAGCAAACGATGCAAAACAGTTAAAACTCCTTGACCTTGCTGATGATTTCACAAATGCTGACGATACTGTACGCGCTGCAGAAGCGCTTCGTCGTTCTAAGTTAGCAGATTCTCTTGATAAACTAGGCAAGAACGTCAAGGACCCAGACTTTAAGGTCTACAGTGAACTTGCTTCAAACCTGCGTGATGATGCCGCAAACCTTGATGGTTTTGTAGGTTCTCTATTTGCAGTTGGTGACGAACTTGTAGCAGCCAAGACTCTTGGTGCTCTTATTGGTGAAGTTGCAGACTATAAAAACTTTGCGGTAATGAGCAAGATTACTAGCACTATTGAAAAGATTTGGAAGCCAGATGGCTTTACCAATGTCCGTGCTATCTATGGCAAAGAAGGCGGAGTAGTAGTCACCAATCCTAATAAAATTGCTGCTACACGCGCAGAGATTGGCAACGCTGCAGCAGAGTTTGCAGACCCAACTAACCTTGGTCCTAACGTACTTAAGTTACTTGATTCAGTTCAGGATACAAAGGCTTCACTTGCTGCACGTCAGAATGAACTTGATGACCTGCTTAACAAGCAACTAGATTTAGAAGATAAAGAAGTCTGGTTCCAGCAACTTCGCCAGAAGGCTAACGAGGACCCAGACATTCTTCGTGAACTTATCCAGGACCCTAACAATGCTGGAATTAAAAACTTACTTAAGTTAGAGGCAGAGATTGCCGATAATAGACTAATGATTGAGTCAATTCAGTCTCAGATTGGTCTTACAGATAACTTTATGGGTAACATTGGTGAGGACTTTTCTAAGCCACTTAAGTTCCTTTTAGGACGTCAGTTCCAGCCTATCGGCGAATTGATTGCTAAGGAAACAGACCCAGTTAAACTACGCCGTCTATTTGGTCGCAAACTAGATGACAACATGGTTAAAGAACTGGTTGATGCCCAGACAGCAGATGACGTATTCAAGGTATTCTTGAACCAATTCGTTCCTGGTGCTGACCCACTTAAGATTAAACAGTCTATTTCTGCTGGCGTAAAGATTGCAACTAATCCTGCTGCACGTATGATTCCAATGGTTAATATGGATGCAATTAAGTTTGCAGAGAATATTAACAAATCGTTCGGTAGATTCTATATTCGCTCAACCGCTGTCAATCTAAACGATATTACAGCAGTGAACAATACAGTCGAAGACTGGATTAGTTCTATTGGCGTATCGTCTAAGTTTGCTGGTATTATTTCAAAAGGCGCACAAGAAAAGATTATCGAGAGTACTCAGCGCGCGGTATTTGCTGCAACTACAAACGCTGAACGTGCCGCTGCCGTACAAAACGGCATAGGCAGACTTGTAGATGAAATCGGAAAAGCAATTAATCTTAGCGATGAAGAGATTAAGTCACTTCGTAATGCCACAAAGATTAACGGCAAAGAAGAGGCTATCATCACTTCATACTCTCTTGGAAATGCCATTGGCAACAAGGGTGCTGGTCTAATTGTTACAGAAGGCAAGAACATCCGTCTTGAAAAGGGTATTCTTGAATCTCAATTAGTACGCGATGTCATTAACTTCCCTGATTCACGTAGAGTCAATGAAGCGGTTATTAAGTTTAAGACTAACAACCCAGTCTATGGTGGTGCTAAGTCTGCAAGAATTCTTCTTGAAGAGTTTGGTGACTTGTGGCGTACAACACAGTTAGTTGGTCGTGCTGCATACATCTTCCGTAACATCGCAGAAATGCAGATGCGTCAGTTCTTCTCTGGACATAACAGCCTTTTTAATAACCCCATGGGATTCATTTCTATGATGATTTCTGACCCTAATGGTAACGCTATCCAGAAGATGCTTGCAAAGCGTTCTCAGTATGGCGTAAACGCACTAGGTGATTCTTTTAAGGCTACAGATGCAGAGGTTGAGTTCTCTGAGTCTGTTATTGCTCGTATGTCTCTTATGCGTGGAACATCACGTGGTGACTATGGCGCAGAAGGACGTAAGGGCGCTATGTTCAAGGCTTACGAAGATATTACTCCTGAACACCCAGACTTTTTACAGGCTCTTTCTTGGACAATCAACAACTTCTCATCAGATAAGTTCATGCCTGATGTAGTCAGAGTTATGCAGATTGGTCGTCCAGAAGCACAGGTTGAATACATTGATAACCTTGTTGCTACATTTGATGAGCCAGGCAATAAACTCAAAGAATTCGTTTCAGCAATTTACGATGACAACGAAGGAATGCGTGAACTCCTTCTTAAGAATCCTTTCAAGGAGACTGGTCCTGGAGTAATTGCTGACAATATCAACAAAGAGAATCTAAGCATTTGGCTCTTTGATGCTTCACAACGTGACAGCGTTGCTGGTCAGTTGAACCTCCTTGCTGGTCAAGGTTCAAAGCGTAATTTGATTATGGACCTTATTCGTGACGGCGAACTAAAGGTTACAACATCTGGCGGCAAGGTAGTTACTATTAAGCCTCCTTATCGTCAAAAGGGACTAACCACAGAAGGCGTACTTGCTGCTGAAAAGGTATTCGCACGTCAGATTGAAGCATTCTTTAAGCCAGAAGAACTTACTGGTTCTGTTGCTAAGAACATGACTGAGAAGTTTGTAGGAGATGCAATCACTACAAGAGCACGAGCATTTACCGACATGTTCTTTAATTTAGCAGCCCGCATGGAATCAAAGGCTAACTTTGGACCTGAGTTTGACGCTGCTTACTGGGACTTTGTTGCAGGATACGCAGATATGCTCAGCACTGATGACTTGATTAAACTTCGTAGCAACGCCAATAAAGCGTTTGCACCCACTGGTAGAAAAAAGGTACTTGGAAGAGTTCCTAAGCCACTTCGTGTTATTAACACTACTCTCAAGAAGCGTCAGGCTAATCCAGATTATGTACACAAGGGTGGAGCATCTCTCAGGACTCTTGATTCTATGGCTGGAGAACAGGCTGCAGAGTACGTTAAGAACCTATTCTATGATGCTGCAAAGCAGAAGCAGTGGGCAAACTCTGCACGTTTGATAGCACCATTCGCACAGGCTCACTACAATACAATTGGTAAGTGGGCTGAACTTACTTGGTCTAACCCAACACCTATATACAAGGCTGGCAAAGCATTTGATGCCTTGACCAAGGAAGGCTCAAACGTTATCTATGACGTGTCAGGAATGACATACGATGATAACCAAGGCTTCTTGTACAAAGAAGAAGGTCAAGACCAGATTAAATTTAAAATGCCAATCGTAGGCAGCATACTTGGTGCACTTGCAGGCAAGAACCTTAGTGCTAAAGATGCACTACAGATTACATCACCTGTTGAGTCTCTTAACCTTGCATTTGGTTCTCTCAACCCAGTAGTTCCTGGAATGGGACCTGCTATGGTTGCAGCGTATCAATTTAGTGGACGTTCTAGTGCATTTGGTCCTGCAGATGATTTCTTGCGTGACATTTTGACACCATTTGGACAACCAAAGACACTTGGAGATATTATCTTTCCTGCATGGCTCAAGAAGACATCAGCGGCGGTACTTGGAGATGATGCATCTACACAGCGCGCTGTTAAAGATTGGGCTTCTTACTTAGCATCTACTGGTCAGTATGGAGATAATCCATTTGCATCAGATGCTAATCGTACAAAATTGTTTAATGATGCTGAGCGTCTTGCAAAGAATATGAATCTTTGGGGAGGCATTTTTCAGTCTATCTCTCCTGCAACTCCTATTCAAGAAGTTCTCACCAAGGTTAAAAACCCTGAGAACAAGAAGAACTTCATGACCATGAGCATGCTTTACAAGGCATGGAAGGATATCAACGAAAGACATCCTGGAGACCGCAACGCAGCAGTTGTAGAGTTCTCTGACAAGTTTGGCATCAACAACATTCTAGTTGCTGTGAGCGGAAGCACACCAGGAACATCTGGTTCTGCAGATGCTTGGACATTCCTTAACAACAACCCTGAGATTGCTGACAAGTACGCAACACCTACTGGAGACATAGTTCCTTACTTCTTCCCTGGTGGAGAGTTTTCTCTTAAGTACTATAACTGGCAGAAGAAGAGCGGCTCACGCCGTGCACTATCTACCCAGGAAATAGCACAAGAGTCAGAAGGCATGGTTTACTCAATGCTTAAGAGTCAGATTGCAGAAAATCAGATTGCTGGCGGTTATACAGACTACTGGTACAACGAGCAGATAGCACTCCTTGATAAGCAGTTTGGTGCTCGTCCATCTGACACTATTGTCACAGGCGTAAATGACCAGAAGGTAGCAAACATCGGGCTTGCTTTGCAAGACCCTGCTTTCCAGAAGTCACCTGTTTACAAGGAGACAGCAGAGTTCTATGCACGATTTGATGAACTCAGAAAAGTATTAAACATGCAAAAGGCTTCTAACTATGCAGAACTATCTGCTGGTGGAATTGCCACATTGATGCGCAACGAACTCGTTACACTAGGAGAAACACTAATGCTACAGAATCCTGAATTCTCCCGCATGTACTACGGGGTATTTGCTGGAATATTGAGGGAGGCTAAGTAATGGCTGAAAAGACACAGACAGTAGCATCCAATATCCTTGGCATCTATGGTGACTCTACAAATCCTTTTGTAAGATTCGTTACAACAACTGACCTTGTTGCTAAGCAGGCAGCGCTACAGGATATCCAACGCCAGATGTCAGGTCCTGGACTTGGTGGATACCAGACAGAATTTCAAGCGTTTCAGGATATGCTCCGTAAGTCAAAACTCAGCAAGTCAACCACACCGCTAGGTATCGTTGGTCTTGATGAGATGGCTGCTATGGATAAGGTTATCTCTGCTGCTATCCCTAGCCAGTTAATGCCACTACAGTATTTAGCAAATTACAACGCTACGCTTAAGCCTAAAGAGATTAAGCAGCCTGACATGACCACCCAGTTCACAAAGCAGGTTCAGTCCGCTTTGAAATTTAAAGATTTGGGTGATGCACGAACCGCTTATAGCGACGCTTACTTTACAGCATGGGGTCAGTTCCCTGCCCCAGAACTTGATAAGAAGTTTCAAGATAGTTGGAATGCACAGGTCAAGGCTCAGAACCAGCCTACAACAACAGATACTAAGACTGAAAAAGTCTATGTCTATGACAAGAAGAGTAAGCCTGTTATGGATAAGGCTACAGGTAAGCAGAAGATTGATGCTGCAGGTCAAAAGGTTTACACAGGTAGACTCAAGGACAAAGATGGCGTTTTCCAAACTAAAACAATTTCAACTGGCGTTACTTCTGCTAAAGGTCTAGGATTTACCGAAGAAGAGCAAACTAAGTTTCTTGCTGACTTCTTAGTGGATAACTTTCCAGAAGCACAGTTTACTGCAGAAGATTTGGGCGGAACTGCTAAAACTGTTTATAATGCTATTAAAGCGTACAACCAAAATAATTATGAGCCTGAACCTGACTTTGCATCAGTATCTCCTCTCATCAAAGATATTCTTTCAAACCCTGACGAAAAAGTTCAACAAGAAATGTTTAGCCAATATGTAACAGGTTTACAGAAGAAGGTTGGCACACGCTTCATGGCAGTTCAGGGACTTATCCAGCCTGGCGAGAATGCTAACAAGTACGTAGACCCAGTTCTTAAGGCTATTGGAAATGCCCTTGAGACAACAGTAGATACCAAAGACCCGCTTGTCCTACAGGCTTTGAACTTCAAAGACGATAAGGGTAACTACAGACTTCCTAATGATTTGGAATTAACCCAGATGGTTGTTAATGACAAGCGTTATGACGGCACATCTACTGCAATTAATACATCTATCAATATGTTCCAGTCGCTTAAAAATGAGTTGAGGTAATCGTGGCAATAGCACCAGATGAATCAGATAACAGACTACGGGCTAGAGTCTCTACACCATCAGCACCTAAGCCAGCAGCCACTGCCACAGGAACACCTTTTGGTCAGGCTGGTTCTGCTTCTGCTCCTATTGCTACACCATCTGGAACTTCATTTATTCAAAATTTAGCAAAAACTGTTGCAGAGCAAAATGTAGCCAAAGGTCTTAATCCTGATGGAACAACGCCAAAAGCACCAACTCGTGTTGAGCAGAATGAGGCTAAGAAGGCTGCTGGTCCACCATCCCCCGCTCCTGCTGGTTACTACTGGTCATGGATTGGCACAGACTATAAACTTTATAAGAGCCCTACTTCTCCAACTGTTCCTACAGGTGGTGGTGGTGGAGGTGGCAACAACCCTACAGATACAACTGAGACAACAACAGGAACTCCTACAACAAGCGTAGAGGTTCTTAAGGCTATGCTCAAGGGACTAGGTTTCAAGGGTAGTGTTGTAGATGCATCAGCATCATTTCTTAACTCTTTGGTTAAGGAAGGCTTGGACTACGATAACGCAGTTCAAGTATTTCTTAACAGCAGGGACTACACGCTCAAGAATGGTACAAAGGTTACATCCCCATTCTATGAGCAGTATGGCTATCTAAACGAGGGACTTACAAAGCCTAGAACAGCATCAGAACTTTACAATGCTGTAGAAGGCTACAAGGAACTACAGGTCAAGTATGGATTCAGCGACAAGTATCTATCTCCTGAATCTCTTAAGAACTACGTTAAGAACAACGTAACTGTTGCAGACCTTGATGAGCGCTCTAATGCTGCTCGCCTTGCTGCCATCAACGCAGACCCTGCTAAGTCAGAGGCTCTCATTAAGTTGGGCTACATCGCTAACTCTGCTGGTCTCCAAGACTTCTACATGGATTCAAAGATTGGCACAGAGCAACTTGAACTCAACCGCAACACTGGAGCATTCGTAGCAGAGGCTATCCGCCGTGCTGGTTCTGGACTTCTTGTTGAGAATATCCAAATTGCTAACTACAAGAAGATTGCAGCATCGCTTACTGGTAAGGGTTACTCAGAGGCTCAGGTTGCACAACTTGCATCTACTGGCTTCCAGAATGTTGCTCAGAACTTGCAGCCTACTGTGACACTTTCAGGCATCTATGAAAAAACTCCTGGAAACGAAGCAACCACTTCTCTTATCCAGTCAGAACTTCAAGAAGAAGAATTTATGAATATGGCTTCTGCTCGTCGTAAGAAACTTGAGCAGCAGAACATAAAAGCCTTCCAGGGAACAGCGGGTACTACCCAGACTTCCTTGAGAACAAGCAGCACAGGCGGCATACTATAAAGAATCCCCTCTGAATCTATCGGCCTCAGAGGGCGTACAAGACCGAGAGTACAAGCCAATACAGATTCCCCGTCTGGATTGAGGTGTGCGACAACTACTAATAAGGGAGACAATCGCATGAGCGATAACCGCGACAACTACTGGGAAGATGAAGACGAAGACGATACACCTACTGGTGCATTTGAATCGGATACAGACCTCGTTAAGAAACTACGTAAGGCCCTCAAGGCTGAACAGCGTAAGAACAAGGAACTAGAAACTTCATTTGGTGAACTCACCAAAGCCCAAAAAGAGCGGATTCTAAAGGACGTACTTTCGTCCAAGGGTGTTAATCACAAGATTGCACAGTTTATTCCAGCAGATATCGAGGCATCTGAAGATGCTATCAATGCCTGGCTTGATGCTAATGGTGATGTATTCGGATACACACCAACACCAAAGCCAGCGCTAAACCAACAAGATATTGCTTCTATGCAGAAGATGGATGCTGTGCTAACAGGTGCTGAAACACCCGCTGCTTCGGATGATTTACAAAATCGTATTGCTAACGCAGAATCCGAAGAAGAAATCTTATCAATCCTCAGCGGTCAATAAGCCGCACACTCTAACCAGAAAGGAGATATCAGCAAATGCCTGATGTCTTTTCAACCACAACCTCTGGGTTAGGTTCCAATCTTGTAACTATGGCGTACGATAAGTTGATTGAACTCAACTTGCGTTCAACACCACAGTTCCGCGCAATTGCGGACAAGAAGGTCGGAAACCCAACTCACGACGGTTCTTCAATCCGTTTCCAGTTCCACAACGATATTTCTGACACCTCAATCGCAGGTGCGACTCTCGCTGAAACTGTAGACCCAGATGCAGTAGCACTACCAGCAACCACAACACTTGATGTGTCACAGGTTGAACTTGGTCGTGTAGTACTCCCAACACGCAAGTTGGCACTTATGACACTTGCAGATGTTGACCCATGGATTGCAAACGCAGTCTCATTCAACATGGCAACAACACTTGACAACGGTATCGCCGCTGTTCTTGATGCAGGTACAAACGTCATCCGCGAATCTGGCGGAGCACTTTCAACAACTGCTGCTAAGTCAACAATTGACACAACAGATACCTTCAAGGGACGCGATGTTCGCTACGCAGTAACTAAGTTGCGCGCTGCTAACGTTGTAACCCGTGGCGGAATGTATGTTTCATACATCCACCCAGAAGTCTCACACGACCTTCGTACAGAGACAGGTAACAACATCTGGCGTACACCACATGAGTACCAGAACGCTGGTCCACTTCTTGCTGGTGAACTCGGAGCATGGGAAGGTGTCCGTTTCATCGAGACACCACGCATGACAAACACAATCTCAGGTAAGGCTCTCACAGCACTTGCTACTGCTCCAGCAGTAAGCGGTGTTTCAGGCGCATTCACAATCGTCGTTGCAAACGGCGCATTCGGTGGACTCGCTGAGGTTGGAGATGCTATCTCTGGAACTAACGTAGGTTCAGGTGCTTTGATTACAGCAATTGAAGTTGGTACAACAAACACAACACTTACAGTGTCTGTTGCTAACTCAGGAACTGTTGGAACAAACACACTTACAGTTACTCCAAAGGCTCGTGTTTACAACACCTACGTACTCGGACAGCAAGCACTTGCTGAAGCAGTATGGAAGGAACCAGGTATTGAATTTGGTAACGTTGTTGACAAGTTGAACCGCTTCCGCCCAGTCGGCTGGCACGGTATCATCAACTGGTCAATCTATCGTCCAGAGGCTCTATACCGCATCGAAACTGCTTCATCAGTTCGTGCATAATCTAAGTATTTAGATGGGTGGGGCAGGGGGAAACTCCTGCCTTATCCATAAAACGGCTTAGGAGGCTAAATGGCATACAGGTTTACAACACCCACAGTCAGCGAAGGACCTGCTGGCGAAGGGCGTCTATTCAGCCGCTACAGGCTCGTACGGGGCATAACAGTCCTAAAGATAGACGGAGAGTACTACGAAGTCCGATTCCCCTCCTCAGAGGAGATTGCGGATGCAGATGTTGCGTATATCGGGGGATATTCGTATGAAGTCAGCCTAGGGGAAAAGACAGACCTTGAGGCTGCAGGATACACGGTGGAGACTATATAAGTGTGTGAACATATCAGTAAGGTGCTTGAATGGGGATTCACTGACGCTCACGACTACAAGGTTACAAAGTATGGATGCTTGAACTGCGATGAGGTTTCAGACGTACCATTCCCGTCAGAAACAATCGCTGTTGACCATACCGCCTGTGGTGGACCAGAAGTCTGCTTCGGGTGCAAGGCAGCAGGACTCTTGTTGAATACGGGAGATGCTTCCTCACAGAAGCAAACCACCAACAAGAAATGGGAAGGCGAGTTAGAAGCCTACCGCAAGGCAAGGTCTGAGGGAATACAACCAGCAGGTACAACCCTAAAAGCAGTTCAAGAGGCTCAAAGAGCATCTGATTCTATGGGTTCTGCTTATGACGCTACTACCATGCCCGACACAAACATTATCCAGAACAAGACAGTATCCAAACTCAAGGAAGTAGGAGCAATATAATGCCAATGGTAAACGGAAAAGAATACGCATACACTGCTAAGGGTATGGCTATGGCCAAGGCTGCAGCAAAGAAGTCAGGCAAGAAGATGGTCAAGAAGACCGCTAAGAAGAAGATGGGCAAGAAGTAATGTCAGCAAAGGGCGAGAAGTACAAGTCAATGGCTGCCAAGAAGCGCCATGAAAAAACAGAAGGCGCTAAAGAGCGCATGATGGAATACGGCAAAAAGAAGGTCGTAAAGAAGACTGCTAAGAAGGCAGCAAAGAAGGCGGCTCCACGTCGCGGACTATTCGGAGGCATGTAATGGCTAAGAAGAAGAACGAATCAATTTTTGATAAAGTTTATGATTACGGTGCAACAGCAGCAAAAAGTTATCGTAAATGGAACAACCTACAGAACTCACCTGCAAGAAGCCCAGAGGCTGGACAATTTTGGGGAGCCGTACTACAGAATCGTAAGTACAACTCCAAAGGTCAGCAGATGAAGAAGTAATGAAAAAACTTACTACTGCTCAGAAGTATAATCAGTTAAAGCGCCAGACAGAATCTGCTGGTATGACAGTAACTGAAAAAAATGGAAAGTTAGTAGTCTCTCGTAAAAGGAAAAAGAATGCCAAAGGCAAAGCCTAAATCTAAAGTTAATGCTGCAGGTAACTACACCAAGCCTGGTATGAGAGCCGCACTATTCAAGAAGATTAAGGCTGGTTCTAAAGGTGGAGACCCTGGAGAATGGTCTGCCCGTAAGGCACAGTTGCTTGCTGTTCAGTACAAGAAGGCAGGCGGGGGATACAGATAATGGCACTTGCTAAATCTCAACAGTCACTCAAGAAGTGGACTGCACAGAAGTGGAAGACTTCTGATGGCAAGCCGTCGAAGGGCAAGAAAAGATATTTACCTGCTGCTGCATGGGCTGCTTTAAGCCCAGCAGAGAAAGCCGCTACCAATAAGGCAAAAGCCAAAGGTAACGCAAAGGGTAAGCAGTTCGTAAAGCAACCTAAAGCAATCGCAAAGAAAACAAAAGGTTACAGATGAAAGACTCACGTTTAACACGGGCAGGAGTAGCAGGCTATAACAAGCCTAAGCGTACTCCTAGCCACCCTACTAAGTCACACGTTGTTGTGGCTAAGGTAGGTAGCCAGGTTAAAACCATCCGCTTTGGACAGCAAGGCGTTTCTGGCTCACCTAGAAAAGCAGGAGAATCTGCATCATATGCAGCACGTCGTAGGTCTTTCAAAGCAAGACATGCAAGCAATATATCCAAAGGAAAAATGAGTGCCGCATATTGGGCAGACAAGGTGAAATGGTAATAACTATGGCAATGGCAAAGAACCCTTCAATGGGTGGCGGAAACGCTAAGAAGGTTACAGTATCTCAAGCAACAATTGACAAGATTAAGAAGATGGGCATGACTAAAGCACTTGCTGGTGCAAAGTCTGCTAATCCAGAAATGAAGGAAGCACTTACACGTATGTATGGTGCTCGTCGTGTTTCTGCAGCAGCAGGTAAAAGCGCTGCTAGTTCAGTAGGGACACCTTTCGGACAGGCGCAATCTAAGCCTACTGCAAAGCGTACAAGAACAGGAACTCCTGCTGGTTCTTCTAAACCAACACCAAAGCCAGCAGCAAAGAAGAAGTCAGGAACAACTGACCCATTTGCTAAGTTCGTATTTGGTGTTGGTAAAGCAGCAGCACAGCCTTTTAAATCACAACCAAAGAAGTAATTAACTTTAAGGATATTCGATGACAACAACCTATGCCAATTTGGTAGATGAGATTCTTCTCAATCTAGCAGGCTATACATTAAGGCAAGACCGCGCTACGCACTTGACCCAAAATGTTACTTCTACAGGGTTATCTCTTAACCTTGCTAGCGTTAGTAATATTGGTATGGGAACGATTGAAATTGAAGACGAGTTGCTGTGGATTGATTCGTATGACCGAATTTCGTCTACAGCAACCGTTGCTCCTTATGGTCGTGGGTATCAAGGTACAACCGCTGCAGAGCATCTAGCAAATACCAAGGTAGTAATTGCTCCAACATTCCCACGCGCTACAGTAAAGAAGGCTATCAATGACACAATTGATGCTGTATTTCCTAACCTCTTCGGGGTTGGTGTTCACACATTTAACTTTAATACCGCTGTCACAACATATTCACTTCCTGCAGACTCTGAGACAATTCTTTACGTTTCATGGAAGTCAACAGGACCAACGCAAGAGTGGGTCCCTGTAAGAAACTGGCGTCAAGACTCTTTTGCAAACGCAACATCATTTGCTACTGGTCAGACTATCTCAATCTATGACCGCATTGATGCAGGTCGTACAGTACAGGTTTACTACACTAAGAAGCCAAGCACTCTTACAGCATCAGGTCCAAGCGCTACATTTGAATCTGTCACAGGACTACCTTCATCCTGTAAAGACGTTATCGTGTATGGCGCTGCCTATCGACTTGCAGCATTTATTGACCCAGGTCGTCTTAACTATAATTCTGCAGAAGCAGACAACGCAGATACCAAGATTCAATATGGTTCTGGTGCATCTACTGCACGTTTCCTTCTTGCTCTATACCAGCAACGCCTTAATGAAGAGACTAAGAAGTTGCGTGATGTTTATCCAACCCGAATCCACTACACGAGGTACTAAAATATGACAGTCCGTAAATATTCCTCCACTTCCCAGGAAACAACTCTTACCTCAGCGCTAAACTCAAGCGCAACAACAATGATTGTGGGTTCTTCTACTGCCCTACTAGGTGGTATTACTGTTGGCAATACATCACCACTTGAGACATTTGTTGTTGTTATTGACCCAGATACAGCCCTTGAAGAAATTGTTGAAGTAACTTATCCTTCATCATCTTCCAGTAATACTCTTACTGTTGTCCGTGGAGTAGATAGCACTGCTGCAATTGCTCACTCTGCTGGCGCTAAAGTACGCCACATGGCTATTGGTCGCGACTTCCGCGAAGCCAATACCCACATTGAAAATACAACCACAGCACACGGGTTGACTATTGCTAACGTTCTTGAAACCACAGACACCAACATGATTACAACAGCCATGTTGCAGTCTAACTCAGTAACTACAGCCAAGATTACAGATGCTAATATTACTACTGCTAAAATTGCAGATGCAAATGTTACAACCGCTAAGATTGCAGATTCTGCAATTACTAGCGCAAAGATAGCCGATGGAACAATTGTTGCTGGAGACATCGCAGATGGAGCAATCACATCAGCAAAAATTCTTGATGGCACTATTGCAACTGGCGACATCGCAGATAGCGCTATAACTACAGCCAAAATTGCTGACGCTAATGTAACCACAGCCAAGTTGGTAGACCTTAACGTTACAACAGGCAAGATAGCAGACTCAGCCATTACCTCAGCCAAGATTGCTGACGGCACAATTGTGGCTGGAGATATTGCAGACGGTGCTATTACTTCGGCTAAAATTCTAGACGGCACTATCGTTGCTGGAGACCTTGCCGATGGTGCGGTAACTTCTGCCAAGATTCTAGATGGAACAATTGTAAACGCTGATATTAACGCTTCTGCTGCTATTGCTAAAACTAAGTTAGACCTTGGTGGAACTATTACCTCTGCCGACTTGGTTGACGGAACTATTGTTGCTTCAGATATTGCAGATGGAACAATTACCCAGGCTAAAATGGCTGTCAATCCATATGCTCGTGCTAACCACACTGGTACACAAGCAGCATCTACTATCTCAGATTTTGATACACAAGTACGCACCAGTCGTTTAGACCAAATGGCTGCACCTACTGGTTCGGTATCACTTAACAGCCAAAAACTTACTAACGTGGCAGACCCAACATCTAACCAAGATGCGGTTACACTTAAGTATCTTACAGACCAAAAGGCTGCTGTTAACGGAATTGCATCCCTTGATGGCGATGGAAAGATTCCTACTGGACAACTACCAGCAATTGCAATCAGTGACACATCTGTAGTTGCTTCACAGGCTGCGATGCTTGCTCTTACTGCAGAAGTTGGCGATATTGCGGTACGTACAGATTTAAATAAATCATTTATTCTTAAGACTGCAGGAGCATCAACTCTTGCTAACTGGCAGGAACTCTTAACCCCAACAGATGCAGTTCTTTCTGTAGACGGAAACACTGGTGCAGTTAGCCTAAGCGGAACATATCTTGCCAAGGCTGGCGGAACAATGACAGGAAACCTTGTCTTGAACGCTGACCCATCTGCTAACCTAGGTGCTGCTACTAAGCAGTATGTAGATGCAGTGGCTGGTTCTGCTACCGCAGCAGCAGCATCTGCAGCAGCAGCGGCAACTACCTACGACAATTTTGATGACCGCTATCTTGGTAGCAAGTCATCTGCTCCATCTGTAGACAATGATGGAAATGCACTTCTTACTGGTGCTATCTACTGGAACTCTTCAACCAATGCTATGTATGCTTGGACTGGTTCTGAGTGGGGTTCAATATCGTCTACTGCAGACATCTACCGCTATCGCTTTACAGCATCAGGCGGAGAGACAACAATCTCTGGTGTAGATGCTAATGGACTTACCTTGTCTTACATTCCAGGTAAGGAGCAGGTATACCTCAATGGTGTACTACTTGCTCGTACATCTGACTACACAGCCTCTAACGGCTCAAGCATTACATCTCTTGCAGCATTGACCGCTGGTGATATACTAGAGGTAATTACCTTTACAGCATTTGAACTAGCAGACTCAATTGCTCGTTCACTATTCGATGCTAAAGGTGACATTCTTGTAGCAACATCTGCAGATACACCAGGCAAGTTGACAGTTGGAACTAATGGTCAGTACCTACAGGCTGACTCATCTACTGCCACAGGACTTAAGTGGGCATCAGTAGATTTATCTTTATACGCAACAATTGCATCAAACAACGACCAAGACATTATGCAAATAATGCAGGCATACTAAGAAAAGGATACAGTAACTAATGGCTGTAACATCTAAAGCGCTCTTTCGTGGAGCAGCAACAACAACTCTAACAACAACCTTATACACAGTTCCTTCCGCAACAACTACAGTAGTAACTAACATTGTAGTTGCTAATACAGCAGCATCTGCTGCAACATTTGATTTATCTCTTAACGGAGTTAAGTTGGCTGATGCGGTTTCAATTGCTGCTGATAGTATTTCAGTTATTGACCTAAAACAAGTTATTGCAGCAACTCAAACAATTCAAGGCGGAGCATCAGCAACAACAGTAAACTTTCATATTAGCGGAGTGGAGATTTCCTAATGGCTATCAGCGTATTTCCAGCACCAACAAGCACCCCTACTAAAAAGTTTGTAACCGCAGCAGTATCAGATAGATTATACACATCATCTATATCCTCCCTTCCTGGTGTATACACAATTACGTCCCCTACTGGTGTTGCTGCAACAGTTTATTTTTATAGTGGAAATACATTAATTATATCTGGAACAACGGCAAGCGGAACAGTAGCAATTGTCCTTCCAAGTGCTTCAGATTCTATCAGATTTTTTACAACATCTGGAACGGATGTTTCAATATCATTAGAAAATACTGGAACATCTTCTTCAGCAAACGCTACTGGAACTACTACAACATTTACTTCTAGTGGAAATATTACAACTGCTGGAACATACTACTTCACTATTGTAGGTGGCGGTGGTGGCGGTGGTGGTAGCCTCGGTCCTTCTTTCAACTATGGTGCTGGCGGTGGTGGGTCAGGTGGCGTATCTACTGTGGGTCCAGTTACTGTTACAAATAATGCTGTAGTTACTATCGGTGCTGCTGGCAACGGCGGTGCACAAAACGTTGCTGGTAATGCTGGCGGTTTGTCATCTGTTGCAGTTTCTGGTGGTTCCACTTATACAGCCAACGGTGGTGGTGGTGGCAATGTTCCCGTTGGTAACAATGCTTCTGGTAATGGTGGAACTGCTGGAACACCTAGTGGTGGAGCAGGTGGTAAAGGTTCTGATAGCAACTTTGGCGGTGGGTCAAGCGGTGCTGCTTCTGGCGCAATATCACCATCGTGGGTTGCTGATACAGCACTTTCTGCTACAGCAACAACTGGCGGTGGCGGTGGCGGTTTTGGTAACTCAGGTGGTTATCCTGGTGGCGGTTCTGGTATCGGTACTGGTGGTACTGGTGCAAGTAATAGCGCCGCAGCAACTGTTGGTACTGGTTACGGCAGTGGTGGTGGCGGTGGTGCATCTGGTAACAACCTTGGATATAACGGCGTTGCTGGTCGACCTGGCGTTGTTTACGCGTTTAAGTTCTCTTAATGAAAGGAAATAAACAATGGCAAACTTTGCAGTAATTGAAAACGGAAAAGTAACAAATATAATTCTTGCTGACTCTAAGGCTATCGCCGAAGAAGTTACAGGTAAGACCTGTGTTGAGTTTACTGATGCCAACCCAGCCTGTATTGGGCTAGGGTATGATGGTACAACTTTTGAGCAACCTGCTCAGGAAGAAGAACCAACCGAATAATCATTTAAGGGGACGGAAATGAATATTACATTTACAAACATATCTGGATTCGATGGCTTGGAGCAGCCACAACCTGCTTCCAAGTTCATCCCAGAGTGGTACAAAAATATGGAATCATATATAGGTGGAGAAAAGAAACCTAAAGGTGACGGAACAACAAGTGCTACCATCAAACGCTGTATGCCAGTATTTGATGCCATCAATGCTGGTTATATTATAACCACACCTGCTGATGTGTATGTATCTATTAAAGATGGTCAGCAATACTTTGAGTGGTCTTCATTAGGGTTAATATCATTTCATCCAATTGAACAAGCACCAGAACATCCAGCGCGAAATGAACACGCTTATCCTAAATGGATGAATTATTGGGGCATTCGTACCCCTAAAGGGTACTCAGTTATGCTTGTCCCGCCAATGCATCGTGAATTAATATTTACAATTCTTCCAGGTATTGTAGATACAGACGATTATTGCTCTCCAGTTAATTTTCCTTTTGTTGTTAATGACCCCAAGTTTGAGGGTCTAATTCCTAAAGGAACTCCTATTGTTCAAGTTATACCGTTTAAGCGGGATTCTTGGACTATGCAATTTGGTGGAGAAAAAGAAATTAAAAAAGAATCAGAAAATATAAAGACCTTAGAAACCAAATTCTTTGACAGATACAAGACTATGTTCAGAAAGAACAAGGAGTACAAATGACTAAAGCCCGTGACCTAGCATCCCTTGCTGGCTCAGCGACTGCGCTAGCAACGGACGCAGAAGTTACCGCTGCCGTAGCAGCAGCAGACTCAACCCCAACCGCACTAATGACAATGGGAGCATAACAAATGCCAACAACCTATAAAGTACTAGGGCAATCAAACCCTAGCGCAACCACAGCAACCACTCTATATACAGTGCCGTCTGCTACAACAAGCGTAGTATCAACAATTACAGTGGCTAACCAAGCAGCATCTGCTGCTACATTCCGTATTGCTGTACGTCCTAACGCTGAAACATTGGCTGCAAAGCACTACGTGGCATATGATGCAACTGTTGCTGCCAACGATACTACAGCCCTAACCCTTGGTATTACCCTTGATGCTGCAGATGTTATTACTGTCTATGCATCAACTGCAACAGTATCATTCAATGCGTTCGGAAGCGAGATTTCCTAATGGCTATTAGTAAAGTAAACCCTGTTGTCGCTAGTCCTGCTAAAAAGTATGTAACCGCAGCGTTACCAAACAGATTATATCAGGCTACTCTTTCTTCACCTGTTGGTGTTTATACAGTTGAATGCCCATCTGCAGTTGTTGCAACTGTAGAATTTTGGTCTGGAAGCACATTAATTATTTCAGCAACAACATCAAGCGGAACAGTACCTGTTGTTTTAGCAACAGCATCAGATTCAATAAGATTTTTTACTGCATCTGGAACAGACATTCAAATTTCATTAGAACTTACTGGAGCGTCAACATCATCCGCTACCCTTGGAACAGGAACAACATTTGCGTCTAGCGGAAACATTACAACTCCTGGTACATATTACTTTACCATTGTGGGCGGCGGCGGTGGCGGTGGCGGTGCTGCAAGCGCTTCAGGTTCTGCAGGAGGTGGTGGTTCTGGAGGATTTCAAACAGTAGGACCTATTACTGTAGCAAATAACGCTGTTGTAACTGTTGGTGCTGCTGGTAACGGTGGAACTAATGGTGGAAATGCTGGTAACTCTGGTGGTTTATCTTCCGTTGCTGTTACTGGTGGTTCAACTTATACTTCTAATGGTGGCGTTGGAGCAATTGGAACTTCAAGTGGTTCTGGTGCCGCTGGTGGTGCTGCAGGAACTCCTGGTGGCGGAGCAGGAGGAAGTGGCTCTGCATTTGCTGGTGGCTCTGGAGTAGCATCAACTGCAATGTCTCCTATTTGGGTTGGTTCTGGAACAGCAGGAACAACTGGCGGTGGTGGTGGTGCTGGACAAAACGCAGGTGCTGGTGGTGGTGCTGGTATTGGAACTGGTGGTACTGGTGCTGGACAGGGTGTTGCTGCAGGTGCCGCTAGTGGTTTTGGTGCTGGTGGTGGTGGTGGCTACGGTGGTGGAAATAGCACTAACTTTGCAAACGGCACTGCTGGTCGCGCTGGCATTGTTTACGCAGTTCGTTTCTAATTAACTTATCCCTGAGTACGGATTCAAACTGCTCAACTAATTTTTCTATTTAAGGAGTAACGTGGCATCACCAGATATTACGGACAATATACCGTTAAACATAGGTAATCCAGGAACTTCTGGCTTTTGGACAAACAATGCCGAAGACTTTGACGTAGCCATTGGTGGGCTTCCATTCTTCCTAGCGCCAACAGACCAGACTCCTTACCAAAGAGAGACTGCTCCTTATCGTAAAGACCAGTTCGACAATGGCTCTGAGCCAGGAGAACAGTCTTTAACTGGTTGGTGGATTCGTTCACAGTCATCTTTCCATGTTGGAAACGGCATTAAGTTCTATGACCCATCTGCAGGAGAGGCTAGCAAGTACCGCTTTGCTGACTCACAGGGTGTCAATGTCTGGACTAAAGGAGAGGTTACTCTTCTTAAGGACGTAGTAAATACCCACATCACAACAGGTGAAGTTACAGGTACAGACCACCAACACGCTAATCAGCATATTCGTTCTATACAGTGGAACGGCATCAATGGTGTCCTTCTGCACGATGAGTATGATATAGATAAAATCTTCCCTGCTATTACAGTCTCTATCAGCAACAAAGCATTGACTTCTAATGTGGCTACTCTGACTACTTCTGAAGCACATGGTCTATCTGTTGGTATGGAAATTACAATCAGTGACGTAGATGCTACCTTTAATGGTGAATACCGCATTACAAGCGTACCAACAACTACTACTTTTACCTATGCCAAGACTGCATCTAATGTTACATCTACAGCCGTATCTCCAGTAGGTACTGGTGTTACTTCTATTATTCACTTTGTTGACTATAATACTGGAAGCGCAGAGGCTGTCTATGCTATGTGTGATGATGGCGTATATGCTTACTGGATAACTAACGCTGATGTTAGCGGTACTCCAAGACTTCATATGTACAAGAAGTTGCTGACAGATAATACAACAACTATTCCGTCTCCTATGTTTACTGCAAACAGCATTACTGTTACCTACGCAGCCATGGAGTTCGTCAAAGACCGTATTATTGCTTGTATTAACAACGCAGTCTATGAAATCTCACCTACTGCTACAGCACTTCCTACTGCGGTTTATACCAACCCTAACACTAATTATCACTATACAAGCGTTGCTGCCTCTGGTCCTGCTATCTACACTGCTGGTCACTCAGGTATCTACTCAACTATCCAGAAGTACACACTGACCTCTGGTGGCGCTATGCCAACACTGTCTCAGGCTTCTGTTGCTGCAGAGTTTCCTCCTGGAGAGATAGTCGAGAAGTTGTACTACTACCTAGGCTATATGGCTATTGGAACAAGCAAGGGTGTACGTATTGCCGTGGTCAATGACCAAGACGGCTCAATTGGCTATGGTCCACTTATTGTAGAGACTGCACAGCCAGTATACGATTTTGCAGGACGTGACAGATTTATCTGGGCTGCCTCAGGTATCGGTGCACTTGATGGTGGTCTTGTCCGTATCGACCTTGGTCAGAACGTTGAGAACGAACCACTACGCTTTGCATACGCTAATGACCTGCAAGTAACTCAAACTACCAGCCACTACACTACATCTGTAGGCTTCTTAGGTACAACTAACAGACTTGCTTTCTGTACTGCTAAAGATACAACTAATGGCGCTATCTATCTTGAGTCAGCCACAGTGCTACGTCCTTCGGGATATGTTACTACTGGTGCTATCCGCTATGGAACCCTAGAGCCTAAGAACTTCAAGTTCATTCGTGCACGTGGTGATTACACCCATGGTGCTATGGACCTCTTTGCAATTGACGCAGCCAATAACGCTTATACAATCATCACATACAATGCTGCTGTAGGCACTCCAGAGGCTGCTACAACCAACCCTGAGGGTCCACAAGAGTACCTGTCATACAAGTTTACGCTCTCACGTAGCGCAAGCGATACCAGTCGCGGTCCCGTGTTCAAGGGATATCAAACAAAGGCTCTACCTGCCACTGAACGCCAGAGACTGATTCAATTTCCAGTTTGGTGCTTCGACGTAGAAACCGACAGATACAATGTGAAGACTGGCTATGAAGGCCGTGCGTGGGAGCGTATTCAAACTCTAGAACAAATTGAACGACTTGGCGATATTGTTAACGTCCAAGATTTTACAACTGGTGAGCGCGTACAAGCAGTTATTGAACGTGTAAACTTCTCACGCAAGACTCCACCTTCTGGTAATTTCTCAGGATTCGGCGGTCTGCTTTCTATCACAGTTAGGACTGTCTTATAATGAGCGCGATGGATTGGGCTGCATTTGCTGTAGCCATTATGACACTGCTTGGCGGTTTTACCGCAGCAGTACGTTGGTTAGTTAAGCATTATCTGGCTGAATTAAAGCCAAACGGGGGCGGTTCCGTGAAAGACCAAGTAAACCGATTGGAATCCCGAGTTGACCAAATCTATCTCCTCTTATGCGAGAAAGACAGCAAGTAAACTAGCAGTAATCTTTTTAGTATTCGGAACATCGTTCTTCTGGAGCCCTAGCGCACAAGCAGCCCTAACGGGACCTGCAACAATTACCTGTGCTAACTCCGAAGGAACCCAGCAAATCTTTAATGTGCAGTGGGATAACAGCAACTCTTACTTTGATGGTAAGGGTGATATTGCTCGTTTATTCTGTGAGGGTGGTCACGCACCTAATGGATACACAACATTCGTATCTACATCAGTGACCGATATGTCGCTCAGATTTTATAACGGAGTGAGTCCAACTCCCGCTCCTGAGCCGTCACCTTCTCCTGAACCTTCAGTATCTCCATCTCCTGAGCCACAACCGTCTCCTGCGCCCTCTGATACTGTGTCAGCCAGTGTTGAGACGTCAACATCCACGAATGACTCCCAGACTTCAACTGCTCAACCTGCCGAGACTCAGACTTCGACATCTGAATCCAGCACACAAACCATCCAGTCAGAAACCCCAACAGTATTAGTAACTCCATCTGACACCTCCACGGTAATTAGTCAGCCAAGTGTACCAGAAGAGCCTGTAGTCGTCCCTGTGACCCCTCCAGCGCCTCCTGTGACCGAGCCTGAGCCTACTCCTGCTCCAGTATCCGAGCCAGTGTCGCAACCCGAGCCATCGTCAACACCAACGCCTGCGCCTCAGCCCGCTCCAGAGCAAAGTCCTCAACCAGCACCTGTGGCAGTTGCAGACCCTCCTCCAGCCCCCGAGATAATTCCTGCTCCAAGTCCTGAGCCAGTTTCTGAGCCAGAGCCAATTGTTGAGCCAGAGCCCGAACCCGTACAGGAACCAGAGTTACCGCCTGTTGAGGAGCCTTCTGCCCCAGTGGAGGAACCAATCGTAGATGACGTTCCATTAGAGCCACTTCCTGAGGAAGAGCCACCAGCGGAAACGCCAGTAGAGCCTGTGGAATCTGTGCTTGATGTTGAAGATGATGAACCTCCCGCAATAGAGCCACAGTATACAGCAGAAGTTGTAGTTCTATCGGCTAATACAGATTTACAATCATTAGCACCAGAGACTCCAGTACAACTGGAGAATGGTGTTGTAGTTACAGCAGAAGTTGCCATAGCGGTTGAGTTGTTACAAAGCCCAGGTGAACTTCTAGCAACAGTCCTGACAGACCCTATGGCAGCACTTGCTGCCCTAAGTAATGTCGGTGCAGACCTCCCACCCGAAGTGCGTGAGCAAGCAGAAGACGTAATCGTCGCAGCAGTTATTGCTGGAAACATAGCCACCCAAGCGGCTGCTTCTGCCGCCGCTGCCGCAGCCTATAGGAGAAACCCTTGATTAAAAAGTTTTTTAACGCAATTCTAGACCAGACCTATACCCTTCTTGGAATGTTCGTAGCCTGGGTAGTACTGGAAGGTAGCGCACGAACAATCGTTACCTACGCAATTGGTATTGCAATCGCAATTGACGCAACACGACAGACACTCAAGAAGGACTAAAATGGATACATTTAAGAACGTAATGATGAGAATCTTTGCTGTAATCGCAGCAGAGTCTCTCGGTGTAATTGGTGCAGGTTCCTTAGTAGGTATCGAAGTATGGCAGGCAGCAACACTCGCAGGTGCACTAGGTGCAGCACGAGTCCTTGAAGCCCTAGCCCGCTTCTACCTAGCAGACGGAAGCCTGACATCAGAAGAAATCAACGCAGCCTTTGCTAAGGTTGACAAGAAAGCGAGTGCATAATGGGACAGCGTAACGACTTTATCAAGGTAGCCCGTGCAGAAGTAGGGGTTATCGAAGGTCCAAAGGATAACGAAACCAAGTATGGAGCCTTTACAAAGGCGAACTTCCTACCTTGGTGTGGGTCATTCGTCATGTGGTGTGCCAACGAGGTAGGACTTAAGATTCCTAACGTAGTCAGTACACTTGCAGGAGCACAGGCATTTATCAAGAAGGGTCAATGGGAAAAAGTAGATGAAGCGACTCCGCTACCTGGGGATATTGTTTTCTTTGATTTCCCTAATGACGGCATTGACCGCATCTCACATGTTGGTATCGTGGTACGAGACAACGGAGACGGAACTATAATCTGTATTGAAGGCAACACCAGCCCAGATAAGAAGGGCGACCAGCGCAACGGAGGCGAAGTCTGCCAGAAGAAGCGCGCCTACAAGAAGAAGAACGGGGCTACTTTAAAGAAGTCCCTGCCTGTTTTTGTGGTAGGATTCGGCAAGCCTGTATTTAAGTCTTAAGTAAAGGCTAAGAAACCTTAAGTAAAGGAGAACCATGGATATCAAGACTCTTAAGCAAGTTGCTCTCACCTATGCTCGTGCAGCAGGTGCAGCAGTAGTGGCTCTATACATGGCAGGAGAAACAGAACCTAAGGTGTTGGCTTATGCCTTCATCGCTGGCTTTGTAGGACCTGCTGCTAAGTACCTTGACAAGTCAGCAAAGGAATTTGGCTTAAAGAAGTAGGCTCTGCCTACCAGAAACCCCCTGTTTTAGTAGAAATACTAAGATGGGGGGTTTTTTCTGTTTATCCGCCTGTTGAGTAGAATCCGCCAGCGTTAAACTTGACTGGTGGTGCGGTGTAGACACGCCGTAGTGGAGTTTCACAGATAGGGCAGTCATACTTGCCTTCTGGTTCTGTCATTGACCTAGTGATGGTTACTATATGACCATCGCCAGGGCATTCGTATTCATATGTAGCCACTAGAACTCAACCCCTATATACCAGAACCCTAGTTCAATCCCAACACTGTATCTGCTAATATTAAACCCTATGGCAAAGCCAGGGGCTCGCCCAGCAATTAGCCATTTATTCAAGATGCGCTTTTCCATACTCATACTGTACCATATTCGTGCGGGAAACCGTGGGGCGGAAACTTCAAATGAAGGATGACGGCAACGTCTGAATCCAACTCCCTGAACCACCAATCTTTTTTTTGGGGGGTAGGGGGGCGTTTCTTAAAATCTGGATTCAGGCAGCGTTTTAAGAAACCCGTATCGTAGGGTTGTGGTATAGTACTTCCATGAACGAATTACCTAAGCATATTTCCTATTCCTCTTTCAGCACTTGGCAAGAATGTGGCTGGAAGTATTATCTAACCAAGGTTGAGGGCGCATCAGAGCCTCATGCCGTATGGTTCACTGGCGGTACAGCCGTCCATAAAGCCACTGAAGTCTATGACCTTGAGGGTGGCACTTCTGAAGACATTTGGAACAAGGTCTGGTATGACCAAGTAGCCGAGGACGAAGCACTCCATGGTGACATGCAACACTGGCAATTCGCCAAGCGCGAGGACATGTCATGGTGGTATGGTGAGGGCATCTACATGCTAGATAAGTGGATTGAGTTCCGCAAGAACTGGTCAGTCTACGAAGATTTTATTGAAAAGCAGTACGAAATCGATATAGATGACGCGACAGTCAAGATGGCAATTGACCGCGTTATGGTAGATTTCGAGGGGAATCGGGTGCTCCTCGATATCAAAACAGGTGCGTCATCCCAGAGGCATCCTTTGCAACTAGCAGTCTATGCGTGGGCTCTGCAGAAGCAAGGGATTTCCGTCTCCAGAGCGGGCTTCTGGGATGCACGTACTGGTCATGTGACTCTATGGAGCCTTGACAATCTTCACCCTGAACGCGTAGAAGATATTCTTAATACTTTTGATAGGGCTAGGAAAGAAACAATCTTCCTGCCTAACTTGTCCAACTGTGGTCGATGTGGTGTATCATCTGCCTGCAAGTATGTCAATGGACACGTTTCTAACTAGCATCGTTCCAGTGCTGAGAAGCATTGATGATATGGTAGATGCTTGGGACAACATAGGGTTCAACCATGAACAAGAAAAGGAGAAAAACCAATGACTGGTAATTTCCAAGTCAGTAGCAAGTTACCTGACGGAAGAATCTTCGTAGTCGCATCTGAGACTTACGCAGGCTTCTGTGAGGCACTTGAATCAGTGGTAGGTGTAACAGAATCACAAGACCTACTAACAGAGATGGGTAAGTCTATTGCAGGCGCACCCTCTAATCTAGGACAGGCAACCGAGAATATCCGTGCTGCCTTTCCTAACACACAAGTAGACCACACTGCACATCCAACACAAACTGCTTCTACAGTCGGTCCAGTGGGCAAGACCTGTAAGCATGGTGTAATGTCGCAGCGTACAGGTTCAGGAGCCAAGGGACCATGGAAGGCATATATGTGCCCTTCACCTAAGGGAACTCCAGACCAATGCGAGCCAGTATGGCTTCGCCGAGGTGACGCAGATTGGAATAGTTTCTAATCAATGTGGATATGCAAATTTTTTGGACATAGTTACTATAGTTCATTAACGACTGCAACTATCTACTGTACAAGATGTGGAAAAAGGACTAGATAATGAGAACACTTGCCCGCGCCGTAGGCTCGAAGGACATTGGTGGCGAACCGCTTCCAACTGTCTTTCGTACCTTTGATATCAATAAAATCGTATTTCGACGTGCCGAAATTTCGATGATTGCTGGTACACCTGGTGCTGGCAAGTCTTCCGTTGCTTTAGCCCTTGCACTTCGTGCCAAGGTTCCAACATTATACGTGAGTGCTGATACCAATGCTCACACTATGGCTATGCGCCTGCTGTCTATGATTACTGGTAAGCCTCAGACTGATGCAGAACACTTGCTTGAGAATGATGTTGCTGGTAGTCGTAAGACCATTAACGAGAACTCGGGGCATATCTTTTGGTCATTCGAGTCAAGCCCAACGCTTGATGACCTTGACCAAGAGGTATCTGCCTTCGAGGAGTTGTGGGGCTGTTCGCCGACTCTCATTGTTATCGATAACCTTATGGATATTGCTAATGATGGGGGAGAAGAGTTTGCGAACATGCGTTCAACTCTGAAAGAACTCAAGTACCTCGCAAGAGATACTAATGCTGCTGTTGTAGTACTTCATCATACGAAGGAGTCCTACACAGGTACACCGTGTCAGCCACGCTCTGCTCTGCAGGGCATGGTTGCACAGTTACCTGCTTTAATCTGTACTGTGGGTACTGATGCTCCTGGCTTTATCGCTGTAGCACCAGTGAAGAATCGGTACGGAAAGGCAGACCCATCAGGCAATACTGCCTATTGGTTAAACTTTAACCCTGAATATATGGATGTCTCTGACATCTCTGAGAGGTTGAAATGAGCATCTTTGACCCAATCATACCAGACCCTAATTGGGGGCTTCCTACAGTTGATGTAGACCCTGATGAGTGGGAAGATGATGACTAAACCTATAACCGAACTAAAACCAGATTATACAAGGGCGATGGATATACGTGGTGAACCTACCACTATATGCATCTGTGGGAGTTTCATATGGAACCTGAAAGTATCATTCGATGAGTATGGTACTATCAGTATGTATTTTCTAGATATGGAGTGTGCTGACTGTGGAACACAGGCAACCGCGCCAATTGAGGAGTAATAATGAAACTGACAACATACGCTTGGATAATGGCTGCTGTAGTCTTTGTGGGAACCTTGCCTCACGCTGTGGGTGCGATGTTCCAGAGGACTCAAATAGCAATTATTGGAGCAACTGACACTTGCAAGAATCTAAACTTCGTGTCTTTAAGAGAGATGAAGAAACGCGCTAAGCAACTTGGTAAACAAGAAGTGCTTGCAAGATACCAAAGTCATCATGAGTGGAAAGCACTCTTTACTTTGTGGGATAAAGAATCTCGCTGGGATTATACAGCGAATAACCCACGTTCATCAGCCTATGGCATACCGCAACTATTAAAAATGGATGAAGGTACACCTATGGCACGTCAGATTGAATTAGGATTGAAATATATCCAACACCGATATGATACTCCATCGAAGGCACTAGCCTTCCACAATCGTAACGGCTGGTACTAAATAATGGGTGGTCGCGCTGCCAAGGCTAAAGGTTCAGGTGCAGAGCGAGACGTAGTATCCTCTCTTAAGGAGGAAGGTTTCATCTACGCTGACCGCAGACTTGCTGGCGCGACCCTCGACAAAGGTGACATCTCTGGAATCCCAGGAGTTACCATTGAGATAAAGAACCATGCCAAGATGGATTTGGCTGGTTGGTTAGAAGAGTTAAAGGTCGAAATGACCAATGACAATGCGTGGACAGGCGTGGTGTGGCACAAGCGAAAGGGCAAGGGGAACCCTCTTGATTGGTACTGCACCATGCCTGCACGTGTATGGATAGAACTACTTAAACTTGCATTGAAGGCTCGATGATGGTGTACACTTACCTCGATTGGTTAAGTATTAACAATACAGACATGGACGAATAATGAAATACGATAAACCCGATATCGCAGTCATACTTGAGCACTATGGTGCACGAGTTCCAGAACGTCGTGGGTGGTTTGGAATGAAGTGTCCTTTCCACGATGATAGTCACGCATCTGCATCAGCAACTAGAGACGATAACGCTTTCTGCTGCTTCGCTTGTCAGATGAAGGGCGATGGGTATGCTATAATTATGCAGAAAGAAGGAGTTGAATTTCGTGAAGCAATCAATATCGCAGAGAGAATCTTTAACCAAAGCGGCAAAGTTTTACCACAGCGCTCTACACGAGGCAGAGGATTATCTGGCAGGTCGGGGAATAACTCTGGAGCAAGCAACTCGCGCTCGATTGGGCGTCGTGCTAGAGCCACTAACGGGTCATGAGGCGTACATTAATAGGCTTGCGATTCCGTATCTCACGCGTTCAGGGGTGGTTGACCTTAGATTCCGTTCCATGGACTTATCAGAACCAAAGTACATGGGTCTCACAGGGGCAACCACGCATCTTTATAACGTCAGCGCGTTCTTTAAAGCCTCCTCATATATTTCTATCTGTGAGGGTGAGATTGACACCATTACTCTTGATATGGCTTGTAACATACCTTCGGTGGGGGTCCCAGGAGTCAACAACTGGAAGAAGCATTACACAAGGCTCCTCGCAGACTTTGACAAAGTATTTCTTTTTGCTGACGGCGACAGTGCTGGCGCTGATTTCGCTAAGCATCTTGCTAAAGAACTAGGGAACTTAGTCGTGGTACACATGCCTGATGGTGAAGATGTAAACAGTATGTATCTCAAATATGGTGTAGAATATTTCCAACAGAAGATTGGAAGTGTTGTAGATGTTGTTTCCTGATAAAGATGGATTTGTTTTTTGTGAGACGCATGACTGCGACTTCAAGAGCACAGACTTGTTTGAGTTCCTAGACCATGTAGGCGTTGAGTTCACATGGGATGTAAGAGTTACTCCTAAGTATTCTTTTGACCTATTTAGATTCTTTGAGACTCTATCTGACATGGTAAACCATGGAGATTTAGATGAAGCCTATCAAGTGATTCAGGACACAGCGTTTCTTTTCGTGAATGCTTCTAGTGATGAACTAGATGACTTCATTGAAGAATCTATAGTTGCAGAAGAGACAGAATACGGAATCAAGAACATCGAAAGGATGTTAAGAGAGAATGGACAAGGCTGAGATGGGTGCTGTAAAAGCAGTGCTGTACAATGGTTTTAACGTGTCTGACAGAGAAGACTACGAACCGACTGACCTAGAGTTAGAGGTGTGGGCTGTGTCTGATGAGTTGAACAATCTACTACTATCTAAGCATCGTGACTATGGTCCTACCAATATCTCTCTAGCGCCAGGTGGTCCTCTCAATGGGCTGCGTGTGCGCATGCATGACAAGTTGGCTCGCATCAATCACCTGCTTGACAGCAATCGTCATGATACGCCAGCACACGAATCCCTTGAGGATTCTTTCCGTGACTTGGCTAACTATGCTATAATTTCCATACTAGTACTGAAAGGTAAATGGCCAACAGAATGAAAATCTTTGGACCCTATAAAGGCAGCAAGCAAAATGGTGGACGTCCAATCTACGTCTTTAAAAGAAGGAAAAAGAATGGCGAAGTGGTTACAACTTCTAGCAACAAGGCTCGCGTTGATTACGAGAAAGCCACAGGAAAGACATTACCAAGAGATACAGAAGTCGACCACAAGAACAACAAAGGCAGAGCAGGCGACGACAGAATATCAAATCTCAGAACCATTTCCAAAAGTAAGAATGTGGGACTAGAGAACAAACGTCGCGCTAAAAAAACTGCGAAAAAAACCGCGAAGAAAGCGACAAAAAAGAAACCATGAAAAATATAGTTTGCATTTCCGACTTGCAGGTCCCATATCATGATGTAGAAGCCACCAAGGCAGTGGCTAAGTTTATCCAATGGTATCAACCTGAGACTGTCGTCTCTTGTGGAGACGAAATGGATATGCAGACTATATCGAAGTGGAGTAAGGGTACTGAACTAGAGTATGAACGTTCTATTGGACGTGACAGAGACCTTACACGCCAAGTGCTGTATGACTTAACGATTGAGCATATGGTGCGTAGTAATCATACTGACCGCTTGTTTAACACAGTGGCTATGAGAGCGCCAGGATTCCTTGGACTTCCTGAATTAGAATTAGAAAACTTTCTTGGTCTCGATGAACTTGAGATTAAGTATCACAAGGACCCTTATGAACTAGCCCCTGGCTGGTTGCTTATGCACGGCGATGAAGGAAACGTACAGCCTACGGCTGGCGCTACTGCATTGGGCTTAGCAAAGCGCTCAGGCATGTCCGTAGTGTGTGGTCACACGCACCGCATGGGCTTGACACATCAGACCCAGACTTATCGTGGTGGTAAGCCTAAGACTATCTGGGGCATGGAACTGGGCAACTTAATGGATTATCGTAATGCAAAGTATATCAAGGCTGGGCTATTCACATGGCAACAGGGCTTTGGTATCTTGCATGTCGATGGCAAGAACGTAACACCGCAGTTGGTTCCTATTGTCAATCAGTCATTCACTGTTGATGGAAAGACGTTTAAGTGGTAGTTACTGAAACATACGCTGGTGTTGTGGGTGCTATAGCCTACGAGTATTCTCGTAAGTATCATATGTGTGATGCTGATGATATTCGTCAGGAACTATGGATATGGTTCTTAGAGCACCCTAACAAGGTTAAAGTGTGGGAGCAGTTAGATGGTAAGCAGTCAATCAAACTGATTGCTAGGTCGCTGCGTAACGCTGCTAAGGACTACTGCCAGAAGGAGAAGGCTCGTGCCTCTGGCTACAAGGTTGATGATAACTATTACTATGACCGAGAGATTGTAGAGTTACTTCTGCCAGCAGTTCTGCGTAAGGACAAGGTAGCACCAGCACTGAACGATTTAGGATTTACAAATAGTAAAAAGGTAGCCTCTGAGGGTGGCAATTGGTTTGCCATGATGGCTGATATTGAACGTGCTCTGGCTCGTTTGACTCATGAGCAGTTGACTATCATCTATCTGCGCTTCGGTGATGGATGTGATAATGTCACCTTGGCTAAAGAACTATCAGTGACTGAGGATGCTGCGCGTATGCGTGTCAATCGTGCAGTCAATAATCTACTGAACTTTCTTGGTGGGCAACGCCCACGTAAAGAGCGGGACTATACAGAGGAGCAGGTTAATGAGCAAGATAATGAAGATAGACCAAGTGATGACGACCTACAAGAAACTATCGATAGCGATGGAAGCGAAGGTCTGGAATGATAAACTCGACGAAGACGATATTAAACTTCTCGAAGATGTAGAGGTCATGGCTGGCAATCTCATCAGCCAAGTTTACGTTTTCATTGACTTGTTCCACCAGTACATTGACCTTGTACAGAGTGCTGCTATCTTTAGTCCCGAGTTCGTGGAGCCAGAATCAAATGACGCCAATGTCTATCCAACACAAACTTTTCCCGCTCCCGCTCCTGCCAATCGTGCTGAGCGTAGGTCGTCCGAGAAAAAGAAAACTCCTTTTGATGTAGTCAAGGAGAAGCAGTCATGATATGTGAGAAGTGTAGCGCAGGTGGCATGGCGAATAAGTTTGGCGAAGTGTATATTGCTATCGGTCTGCATGACCAATGCACAGGTTGCGTGTGCCAGCATAAGACTGGCGATGGTTGGTACAAAAAGTAGGCATGACAAAGCCCCCCGCCCAGTTAAGGACGAGGGGCAAGTGTTCGGAATCCGAACAGTCAGTAGTCACGTACGATATTGGTTACACGTAACACGCTTTGTGACTCTAATCGAAGCAGAATATAGTCCATCATGCCCTCCACGGATAATGGTTCTATATCGTCCTCGACTTCTACAGTTACACTAAAAGTCGTCATACATCTCCTCTAGTGTGTCGTATGGTGAATCAGAACAGGTGCAATCATCTTCCGATGAATCACACTCATCACAGTCCTGATTCTTTCCGATGGCGATGTCATCTTCTAAGCGTGGCTCACTCATCAAAGTGTCCTTCCGCTATTAGTCCTTCAAGGAAGGACATGGACTGTGCTAACCCATCTGTAATCTCATCAGAGAGTCTACCTGATTTGATAGCATCTTCCATAGCGTACATCATTACATCGATGTCTGATTCTTTATATCCCAGCATTAGGCTACTTCTACCCACTCCATAGCAACGCGTAGGAGATTATTATAATCCCCACTCATTGACTCTTGTTGGTACTGGGATAACTCATCAGGAGTAGCACCAGCACTACGAAGTGCCTTGGTTACTTGTGCCATGACAGCAAACGCGTTGCCGTCATTACCTGACAGTTGAACTTCGATATCGTATTTCGGCATTTCTTTTCTTCTTTCTATTCGGGTTGAGTGTTCGGAATCCGAACACTATAGGGCTACGGCAAGGATTACTCCTACGCCAACTAGAGTACCGAAGGCAGTCCAAAACATCAAGATAAGTTGCTCCGATACGCTTTCTACAAAGTAATCGTAATCATTCTTATCCATTAGTTTCTCTCCAACCTGTACTCATGGCAAGATACGTCATAGCCCATGATTTGGCTAGGATATTCTTGCGTTTTCTTTCGGCTCGCATCTCGTGCCAATCCCACCCACCCCATATGCCATAGATACCCTCAAACGGAACAGCGTAATCTCTACACTCTTGCAGTATGGGACATGTAGCACATATAGCGCGGGCTTTGTTAGCATCGGGAGTACGCGACCACTGCACTTTACCAGCCTTCTCTTGTGGGAACCACCAGTCAGGGTCGTACTCTGGATTAGAGCATGACCCCTTCTGTGAGAAGTTGGTAGCGCCACTCATGATTGCACCTCGGTAGAAGTGTTCGGAATCCGAACATCTCCCACCTTAGACCATGCACAAGTGTTGCAGTAGAAGTCGTCGCTGTAATCGTGTCCAAGTACAAGGATTGCACCTAGACACTTACAGCATATGGCTTCTTTATATTTATTCATTTGCTTCTTTCTCCAGCGGGAGTTGCCCCGCTAGTTCCTGATACTCCGTGGCTCGTAGCATCAGTCGTGCGTGTTTGCTTGTATCTCCCTGCAATAATGCCATCTGAGCATCATGCAGGAATAGTTCGGCGCGCTTGCCGTAGTAGAACGGCGTTGGCGGTACTGGCTTGTGCTTCTTGCTCACCAGTCCCACCCGCCTTGCTTAGCCCACCACTTAGCATCGGCGTTGCTACCTTTGTAGCATAGGTCGTCCGACATGTAAGTGTTGCAGTCATAACAGCAACCGCATTGTGGGCAGTAGTCGTCACCGAGACCGCTATCCCATAGTTCATCTTCTGCGACAGAGAACTCACAGACTTTGCACTCGTAGAACTTGGCATCTTTGTCGTGCTTGGTAACGAAGTCTAGTGGCTTGGTCGAATAGTATTTATTCTCCCATGAACTAGCGGTGTAGGTGTATGGCTTGGGCAGGTAGCAGGAATCGTTAGACCACCACACTCCTGAATCA